GCGCTTCGATCTCCAGCATGCGCAGCAGCCCCGAGTCCTCGGCGAGGACGGCGGACGGCAGGACGTGGAACCGTTCCGCCAGCGCCAGCATGTTCATCGCGTGCTGGGCCTCGGCCGGCAGGGTTACAACGGTTCCATCGGCAGCGTCAATGCCGCCTCCGACGGCTCCCCATCGTCGGATGGCGGCGGCAAAGGGGGCGACACCCGACGGGTCGCCTCGGTGTAGGCGGTCTGGATCGACTCGAAGGCCTGCTGGTCGAGCAGCATGACACCGGCGGCGCTGGGCAGCACCGGCTCGCCGTCGTCGTCGACGAAGTTCCATCCGACGACCAGCGACGCGAACTCGGCGATGTTGCGCTCGGACAACGCGACCGCATAGGCCGCGCGCTCGTCGCGCGTCATGGCGGCAAGCTCGTCTTCGGTCCTCGGCGGGGCGGCGATGAGGTCGGTCAGGACTTCGCCGATCCGCTGCCGCCGCATGACGACCTCAAGGCCATGCTGAGGGTGGCCCTCCGGGAAGACGAGCCGGATGCGACCCGGTGACCACGTGCCCATGCGTTGACCCCTTGGCGTCGGTTTAGTTGATCATGACCAGGTGGGCAGCGTGCCGTCGGCGAGCGCACACGGCACGGTCGCCGTCAGCTCGCCGGACTGTGCCCGGTTGTACTGCAGGTCGGAGCAGATGACCTCGTTGGACAGCGTCTGCCCGCTGACCGCCAGGGACAGCGTGCGCACGACGCTGGTCGAGCTGATGGTCTTGCAGACGGTGTGCGCGCCGGTGCTGGCGGCGTCGTTGAAGACGTACGTAAACGACGCGCTGAAGTCGGCGAGCAGGAGCAGCCGTTCCATCGCGCTCTTGTCCAGCCCGGTCGTGTCCTGCACGCCGCGCGGCATCGCCATCTGGAAGTTGGTGACGTCGTTGATGATCGCCCGGAGTGTGCCCGCGCTGTCATCGAGACTGAACGTCGTCCACCCGAGCCCGTTCTCTTTGCTCATGTTTGTCCTCCTATGTCCGTTTCGCCTTTAGCAGGTAGCTGATGGCTCGGCGGAGGACGATAGGGTCATCGCCGAATAGACCGACAGCACGGTTGCATCGATTGCAGAGTAGGCCGCGAACCCTGCCGCTGTCGTGGCAGTGATCGACCGACATCCGAACGGCGCTCGCGTGCCCCCTGCGCACGATGCCGCTCTCCGACTTACCGCAGATCGCGCACACGCCACCCTGCGCCCGCAGTATGTCGATGTACTGCTGGGGGGTGAGGTCGTAGGCGTCGCGCAGATTCCACCGGCGACGGTTGTCGTTGGCACGCTCGGGGTTGTCGGCGAACCACTTCCGTGCGCGCGCCGAACAGCACTCCTTGCAATCGCTACGCAGGACGGCTTTCTGTGTGGCCGTGGCCTTGCGGGAGAGACTGAATCCAGTGATCGGCTTGACCGTATCGCAGCGACGGCAGAGCTTTTCGGTGATCGACATGCATCGAATTTAGCTACTTCTTTAGCTACATACAACGTGATCACCGCCTCCCTAGCCTCGCTCTGCGATCCGGACGACACGGTCTGTCGCCTCGTGCAGATCATCCACCCACTGATCAGGCCGGTCAAAGACCCGCCGCGCCAGCCTGCCCCGGCCGGGGCCGCGCCGGTCACCGTTGCGCACGACGAACAGCGCCGGCCGCCCGAGGCTGACCCGGTGCCCGGCGAAGCACTGCTGACCGGGCGGGAATCGGAACGTCAGCAGCTTGCCGTCGCCGGAGAACTCGTGCGTGAAGGTCCGGCCGGAGTAGTCACGGATGTACCGCGCCCGCTTGAGCCCAATGTCCGTGGTCAGATCGCAGACCGTCTTCCAGCCCCTCGAAGACGCGTCGCAGCCCTCCGCCGCCTGCTCACAGCGGACCGTGCGCCAGTGCGTCGTCAGGGGTTCGGCGATCTCGAAGGTGCGCATGGCCTCAGCGGGCAGGCGGGGGAGTTGCATGGCGTCAAACCCTTGGCGGCCAGAACGCGACGGCGCCCGCCTGGTTGAGGTCGACCACGTCACGGGCTTCAGCCTCGGTCTCGACGAACTTAACCGAGGTGGCGAAGTCCGGCGCCGCACAGTCTTTGAACACAGTGACGTTGACCAGCACATCCGAATGGACATAGGTCACGATCGCGGGGGATGGCTTGACCTGCGTGCCCCTGAGGAAGTGCACGACGCGGCCGATGCTGGGCTTCTGCTGAAAACTCATGACAGTGATCCTAGAAGATCGTTGACACGTCAGGCCGGGCGACGGCGACGGCGAAGGTGCACTGGCTGAACGTTCCCGACGTCGTCACCTTGAGGTAGCGCTCGACGGTCTGCGTGCGGCTGGTCTGGATGCGCTCGTGCGTGATGCCGGTGACGGTGGAGAACGCGCCGCCGGTGACGTTGACGTAGGCGTCGCCAGCGTTGTCGCTGCTCTCCTGGATCGTGATCGTCACCGAGGTTCCGGTGAAGCTGAAGACCTGGAGGTAGGCCTGCAGACCGAAGGTCGACGATCCGGCGAACGCCGCCGTCGTCATGTCCACCGCGGTGCCGGCCGTCGCCGTCGTGTCGGAGCGCTTGAAGGCGGTGAGACCGGTGCACCACTCCAGGCCGAAGGCGTTGCCCTCGAAGCCCCACTCGAAGGTGAAGCTGCCGTCCTGCGCGCGGGTGCCGTCGTAGTTCGCCTGCTTCGCGACGATGCAGGCGACCGGCCGGGCGATGACCTGCCGGTGCCAGTACTGCGCCTGCACGTCGGTGTAGGGCAGGGAGGACAGCCGCTTGTGACCCATGTTTGCCGCCGGGTTGAACCACGTCGTCCCGCGCATGTGCCCGTCGCGCAGCAGTCCGATGCGCTCCATCGCCTGCTTATCGATGCCGGTGACCGCTTCGGTGACGGCCGGCCCGCCGGCGATCTCACCGACGGCGGTAACGTCGCCGGTGTAGTCGTAGCCAGCGACCAGCAGGCCGGCGCCGAGACCGCTTTCCTTCGTCACGGAGCCTCATCCCACAGGTCATTGATCACCAACGGTAGTGTGATGATCATAGAACGGTAGCGCCCGCCGTCGGCGAGCGTCATCCAACCGGCCTCGGCTGCGAGGCGCCTTCCTCCTGCGCCGAAGACGTCCACATTGGACACCAGCCCGCTGAGCGTGAAGTCCCCGACATACAGGCGCAGCAGCGCATCGGTGGCGCCGGTGACCGCCGGGTCAACGTCGTCGAGCGGTTCATAGGTCGTCGTGTTCATCGTGACCATGACGCGGTAGGTGAGAACGGCCGACGTCGTGGCCAGTCCTGACCGCGCCGCCCATGGCTGAATCCGCTCGACGTAGCACCACCAGGCCAGCCCCGACGCGTGCGCGCTGATGACCGCGTGCCCGGCGACGTATTCGAACAGGCCGGAGCCGCCGGCGTGCGTCATCAGCGCCGTCGTAATGTCTTTGACCGCGAGCGCCATCCTCAGCCCCCCATCCGGGGGAGCCAGCGGTTGACGACCCGGCGCGTGATCTCCGGCGCCTTCGCCCGCACGTACTCCGACGCACGTCGCCAGTGGTAGTAGCCGGGGAAGCCCGGCCGTGGGCGGTTGCGCGAGCCACGGCCGGCCAGCCACGGACCGTAGATGACGCCCTGATCCCAGACCCGGTAGCCTCCGGCGTACGGCTCGACGTCGATCTGCGACACGTAGTAGCCGGTCGGGTGCTTCATGACCTTGTTCAGCTCATCGATGAGCACGACGCCCGCCTCCAGGGCGATCTCCTGCTCGATCTCGTCGGTCATGTGCTGCGCGTACATCGCAGCCCTGCCATCGAACAACGGGCCCGTCATCTCGAAGCTCATGCCGGTGCCCATGTCACACCGCCCAGGAGCGGGCGCGGCGGCGTAGCTCGGTGCCGTAGACCTCCTGGCGGAGGTCTTTCAGCCCGCGGGCGTTGACCTCGCGGGCGAAGTCGCCGGAGCCGATCTGGCGGGCGAAGCCCGAGCTCTCCTGCTGCAGCAGGTTGAGCGTCTCGCCGATACACAGCGACTGCGCCTCCGGCGGCGGCAGCCAGCGGGTCACAGCGGCGGAGATGAGGTGCGTCGCCGCGGTGCTGCCGCAGGCACCGCGCACGACGGTCAGTAGGCGCGGGCTGTAGACCGTGACGCCGGAGGTGTGCACGGCGAGCACCGACCCGTCCCAACCGCGCTTCACGGTCAGGTTGTTGCCGGTGACGTCGACGATCAGCATGCGCTCGCTGTCGATGAGGATGGTCTCGAAGGGCGCGAACGCCGCGCCGCTGCTGACCGGTACGGTCGTCACGGCCTTGTCCGCGGTGAGGTTACCCGCGAGGGTCTGCGAGGTCGTCGTCATGGCCCGGTCGGTGACGATCAGCCGCTCGCTGTCGATGATCAGCTGGTTGCCGACGCCGACCAGGCTGCCATCGGTCACCGTAATGGTCGTCGCCGACGTCGAGGACACCGCAGCCGCCA